TCCTGAATTTGTGGGTCTATAAATTCCCTAAGAAGCTCATTGAGTTTTTGCATTGTGTGTATATTCATGACACCTACTTCATATCTAGGAAATTTATTACATCTTCCATCTTAGATTCTACCACAATTCGAAGTATTTTATCTCTTGTTTTTGATAAATGTTCTCTAACAGTATTCGGATGTTCTGAAATTTTTTCACTTATTTGACTTGACCTCAAGCCATCTATGTATCTCCACTTTAACAGCTGTCTTTCTTGAACCGTTAAACTTGAAAATGGTTCTGCGCAGCTTTCTCCAAGAATCCAAAATTCATTTATTTCTTCTGTGGCTAAGAATTCATGCATGTCCTTTTCTTCTGGTGGCGCCTTAAAGCCAACCTGTCTTTGCTGTTCATCCTTATCTTCAGAAGACTCATCGGATAAAAGTGGGAAACTCTTTCTTCCCAATTGATCTATTAAAAATGTATCCACATTTTTCTTTAGCAAGTAAAAAAAATAACTATACAAAAATCCGACTAAAAGGTATGGGTCCTTTTTCAGAGTCTTTTCTTTGGTATCTTGCAATGCACTGAAAAAATGTCATATCGACTGTCTGTCTAACATCCTGCTCATCGCCGGTATCTTTTTGCCATATATGTTATGCCGTCTCAACACTTCGTTTACATGTTTATAGCCAGCCATATTCAATTTATTTTTTAACAGAGCAAATCTGACGTATGAATCTTTAACGAAAAGGGAAGTAAACCTTCTTATGTCATAGTCATTAAGATTATACTTACCGTAGTACAACATTGTCGTATACTTGGTCAAAAAGTTATTAAATACTTTTATAAGTTCTTTTTGCGATCTTTGGTTGCCAGACTTAGCTTCTGCTATTAGCTGTTGCATTTCTTCTTCAGCTAAATTGTAATATTGTTCCTTATACGATCCCATTACTTTCCTTCCCAATTCAAAATTTTGTCTGCGTAAAAGGATCTGATATCTTCGTAAAAAATAATATTTTTTATTCCCAACTCTTTCGCAAAGTCTTTTGCGTCTGAATTAAATTTGCTTATAACAAAAACTAAATTGTTAAATTCTTTTTCGTAATATCTTTTAAATCTTTTTAGTTTTATTTTGCTTTTCGGATCAAGAAAACCTTTTACTTCTACCCAAATATTTTTTTCTTTAATATAAAAATCTGGAGTATATGCTTTTGTTCCCCTTTTAATTGGAAACGCAAACACAGTTGGTTCAAATTCAAAATCAATATCATACAACTTTAGTATTCTAGCAAAGTTGGCTTCCCAGTTAGACCTTAAAACCAGACCAATGTCTTCTCGATACCCGGTTTTAGTGTGCTGATAGACGTTGCCTTTTCCACCGCTTTGCTGCTATAGTTGTTTCGTCAATAGTATAGTTCTTTAGCAGTGGACGGTTTAAAACAGGATGTTTTTTAAGACCAGAAATTTCCAAAAAAAATTCTTCTGGGATGTTGTTTTTGACCATGTATCTGCTATCCTATATGCGTAACCTATTCCTAGTCCATTATAATTTATAAACCATCAACAAATCAAATAATCAAGGAGAATAATATGACAAACAAGCTAGATACCCTCATCGACAGCCTTCTTATCGAGGTCAACGAAGAGATTATTACCAACCTCAGCACAATGGGCTATTCGCGTGACGAGGCAACAAAGGTTGTTGCGGAGTTCGGTGAGTTCGACCTTGCTGCTGCAGCTGCTGCTGAACCAGCTAGCTTCTAATTAATTTCACCCGTCTGGGGTGGGAGCCGAAACATGGCTCCTGCCCCAGATTTTTTTTATGCCTTAGCGTGTTTTCTTAATCTAAATGCTCCAGTACCGCAGGCTCCAGACTTAGCAAAATCGCAGTACGTGCATGCTCTTTCGTTCTTTGTTGGATGAAAGAATGTGTCTTCGGTAATTTTGTTTATTTCTTTAAGTAGATTTTCTTTTACATTCTCCAGATCTTCTCTTGTAAAAAGATGACCCTTTCTCCTACCCGATCTTAGGTAATATAGCTCTGCGTGTATATTTTTATCTGGAAACTGCTGAGAAACAGCCAGCGCGTAAATGCCCAACTGTAGGTTATTAGCGATGTCTTTTTGCGCAACTTCCCACTTGCCAGTTTTATAATCTATAATTTTTAAAGTATTTTCATCAACAACATCAATCCTGTCTATGTATCCCAGTATTGAGTAGCTGCCTATGATAAATTTAAATTCGTATTCTTTATCATATACATCAAATGTTGATTCACCATACTGATCAAAAAATTCATTTAAAATAGTTGTACCAACACCAACTAATTCTGGGCCAACTATTTTGGTTGGGTCTTGTTTTTGTGCGTGCTCTTGATAAGATTCAACTAACTTAGAATGATCTAATTTTTCTTCCCTAGAAACATTGTCTTCTAAAACAGAATGTATGATATTTCCGAAGAAGCGCCGCGTCATTTGGCTTACGAGGCTCTTTTTGAATATAGCTATAAAAATATTTTGATGGGCAGGATTTATATGTATCTATTCTTGAATAAGAAAAATCTGTTAAAGAGAGCCTTTCAAGCGGAGACAACTCAGATATAGATTTAATTTTTATACTCATCATCATCTCCTACATTTTGAAGAAAAACACCATTTTCGTCATATTCATTACCACTTTCATCTATAAAGTGGCCACTATATATATTTTTATATCCGCCGTTCACCCACCGGAACCCATCCAGAGGTTCCTATTTCCATATGATCATCTTCATTATACGGCCAGCTCATCAGAATCCTCCATCAAATCATCTGCTCCTCCGGTTAAGGAAACAACAGTATTATTTATTGCTTCTATATTATAATAGTAGTTTAATAGACAATATAAACTATACAGCTCTTCCTCGCTAGCATAAAAGCCAGCTATCCCGCATTGAACAAAAAAACTGTCTGCGTTTTCATATTCAATTAAAGTCAAATTTTTATAAAGAACTCTACCCACTTCTTTTCTTAACATAATTAATCTTCCTCGACTATTGTTATTGGATTAAAGTTTGGATCATCCAGTTTTTCACGCATATCGTTTACATACGAATCCCAGTCTCTTTCATCTTGGGATTTCTTTTCGTATTGCACAGTCCCCTTAAAAGGATTAGATTTAAATCTTGTAATAATTAATCTACCCTCTTGAGTTCTCCAGCGAAGAACGCCGTTTTTGCAGTCGCAGAAATCATCAGGGTGTGGATCAGTCCAACCCCTGGGATCATACCTACCACTACACGAATTGCACTTACTGTAGCGACCCTTATCTTGGCATCGATTGCACGACGTGCAGAAGTTCCAGCATGGTTTTGTAGCTGGGTTTTGGTATGTTCCAGGTAGTGTCATATTATCTCCAGTTGTTTGCTAGTTGCTTGATTTGATCTTGGATTTTTAGTGAAGTTGTCTTCTTAAAGCGAAAGGTTACTTTTTTATTATTTTCCATATAAGAAAGAAAAACATTAATTGGTCCGTTTATTGGTTCAATTATATCATAAACACCTTTAACCAACTCCATACTTGGGGCTTCAGGAAAAGACAATACTATAGACTGAGTTCCAATAGCTCTGGAAGTGTCTACTTTTTCTATAGAATTAAAAAATAGTTTAACAATAGAAGTTTCTTCTTCGTTTTCTTTATTGATTGAACCAGTGACAATAACAATATCGCCTTCTGTAAAAAAATCATCAGACAAGGATTTTGCTTCTCTTGGAAAAACAACAACCTCTATTTCGCCAGTCAAATCTTCTACTGTAAACTTAAACATTCTCTGGCCTTTTTTGGTAATAATTTTTTTAACCGAAGTAATAATTCCACCTATTTTATGGTTTGAACCACTTGACATTTCATAAGCGTCTTGTATTTCAACAGTTACGTCTTTAGAAAGAAAATCCCACATACCCTCAATCGGATGCTTGGACACATAAATACCTAGCTCTTGTTTTTCTTTTTCCAAAAGATCAAGTTCATATTTTCTTGTAATATCAAATTCATCTTGGATATCGATTAATTCGTCAAGAGCGCCTGCTTTGGCAAAGTGTTCGAGTGTTGATTTTTTTAATATAGACGTATCTGTTCTCCTAAAAAAATCATAAATATTTTTATATGGTTTATCTTTTGCTCTGACCTCCATTAGCGCTTCCGCTATCGATTCGCCAATGCCATTAATCGCAGAAAGGCCAAAGATAATAGTATTATCGTCAATAACTTCAAAGTCTTTTCCTGATTTATTAATTGAAGGCGGTAGCACGGTAATGCCGAGCTTTTTGCAGTCTGCTAAATAAGAAGCTAATTTTTCTTTATTGCCAACGACAGAAGACATAAGGGCAGCCATATACTCTGCAGTATAATGAGTCTTTAGATACGCAGTTATATAAGAAACCATGGCGTAACTTGCGGCGTGCGCTCTATTAAAGCCGTATCCGCCAAAGTACTCAATGTCTGAATAAATTTTATTTGCTATACTTTTTCCTAAACCAGAATGACTTTCGCATCCTTTAACAAATTTTTCTCTAAAAAGAGCTATCTTATCCATTAACTTTTTACCGATAACTTTTCTAAGATCGTCTGCTTCTGCCGAGCTAAACCCAGCTAACTCTCTAGAAACACCCAAAACATCTTCTTGATATAGCATGA